GAAGATAATCCAAGTAATGTTTTTGCTACATTAAATCCTTTAGATAATTATTATGCTAATTCAACTTTTTCAAATGGAAATACAAGTCAAACTTCAAATGCAAGTGCTTATGGTTGGGTTCCATCAACATTAGGAATGACAACAGGTAAGTTTTATGCAGAATGCAAACAAACTGGTTTTTCTGGTGGTAGTAATTATAATTTAATTGGAATTACTGGTTCACAAAATGATGCTCCTACTCATTATTTGGGTCAAGTTGCATATACAGCAGGATATTATGCACAAGGAAATGTTTATAATCAATCTGGTTCAGCTACTTCTACTTATGCAAGTTATACTACTAATGATATTATTGGAGTTGCATTAGATTTAGATAATAACAAATTATATTTTTCTAAAAATGGTGTTTGGCAAAATAGTGGCGACCCTACAAGTGGTGCTACAGGAACAGGTGCTTTAAATATAACTGCACCATCAGCTATGACTGGTACTAATGCTACAGGTGTATATAGATTTGCAAGTGGAGATTATGGGAATTCAGTTGTAGTTAATAACTCTTGGAACTTCGGCAATGGTTATTTTGGAACAACAGCAGTATCTAGTGCAGGAACTAACGCTAGTAATAATGGAATATTTGAATATGATGTTCCAACAGGCTACACAGCTTTATCAACAAAGGGGTTAAATTTATAATATGGCTTATACTACAATAAATAAATCGACAGATTATTTTAACACTAAACTTTATACAGGTAATGGTGCTGATGCCACAGCATATACAGGAGTAGGATTTCAACCTGATTGGACTTGGATAAAAAAAAGAAATGGTACTAATTATCATGTTTTGACAGATGCAGTTAGAGGTGCAACAAAACAAATATATTCTAATGATACTAGTGCTGAACAAACAGTAGCATCAGGTTTACAATCTTTTAATGCTGATGGTTTTACATTAGGCACTAATGCAGATACAAATGGAAATGGTGGAACTTATGCATCATGGAATTGGTTAGCAGGTGGTGCAGGAAGTGCTAATACAGATGGAACTATAAACTCAACTGTATCTGCAAACACAACAGCTGGATTTAGTATTGTTAAATGGACAGGTAATGGTACTAATGATGCAACTATTGGTCATGGATTAGGTGTTGCACCTAAAATGATTATAGTAAAAAATACTTCTGATTCCGTTAATTGGAGAGTATGGCATACTTCTTTATCTGCTAATAATGTTCTGTTTCTTAACACTAATCAAGCAGAAATGACTCCTGCTGCACAAGGAAATGGATATATAAAAACAGTAGGAACTTCAACATTTTCTACTTATGCAGGTAGTACAGATGATAATGGAGTAAATGGTAATGGCGATGCTATGATTGCCTACTGCTTCGCAGAAAAATCAGGTTATAGCAAGTTTGGTTCTTATACTGGTAATGGAAATGCAGATGGAACATTTGTATATACAGGATTTAAACCTACTTTTCTTTTGGTAAAAAGAACTGACAGTACATCAAATTGGACAATCGTTGATAGTATAAGAGAACCAACTAATGATATAACCAAATATATGGATGTTAATTTAGCTATTGCAGAAGGCAATTATACAGGATGGAGTTTTTTATCCAATGGTTTTAAATTTATAAATACTGATGCAGGAATTAATGCAAATGGTGGAACATTTATCTACATGGCATTTGGTCAAACAATCGTAGGATCTAATAACATCCCAGCAACCGCGAGGTAACCTCGCATGTATTTCGGTGCTACTTCCTTTTCGGCAGCAGCCTTTTCTGATGTAGGCTTTAATCCTAATGCATTCGTCAATGTCCTTGGATCAAGGATCAATGTAAATATTGGCAACTCTACAATATCTGGAGATGCTAATTTTTCAATCACAGGTAATCGAGTAAATATATCTACCGGTAATGTAACTATTATTGGTAAAGCGAGAGAAGTATTATCTGGCAATGGATTAGAACTAGGCATTGGTAATGCTCAAGCTTCTATACCTAAAGATGTACCGGTTACTGGTAATGGTTTTGAATTAGCTAAAGGAACAGTTACTACAAAAGCTGGTGCTGTACCTACTATAACAAGCAATAGATATAACATTGGCACTGGTAATGTTACAATTATTGGTAAATGTAATCTATCAGTTACTGGTAATGGCTTTGAAATAGGTCTCGGTAATGCAACAGCTAAGGCAAATGCAACTGCGATTGTATCTGGCAAAAGATTTAATATAGGCACAAGTGATGTAACTGTATTGGCTAAAGCAAAAGCGCTACCTTCTGGTGAAGGATTTGAATTAGGTACGTCTGATATAACATTAAGAATGTGGGAAGCAGTGCCTACAAACGCAACACAAACTTGGGTGGAGATACCATAATATGTTTTTTGGAGCAACATCGTTTTCAGCCACAACTTTTGCCGGAGTCGGCATTCAGAACGTTGTAGTATTAGCCACTGGTAAAAGGGTCAATATTGCTATAGGAAACGCTGAAGTAGATTTTGGAGTTAACCCTACAGGTAGCAGAATTAACCTTGCCAATGGTACCGTTAATGTGGTATCTTGGAATGATATAGATCCAAACGCAACAGGGACATGGGTGCCTATTGACCCATTAAACCCATAGGAGAATTATGGCATCAAGTACGTCAAGTGATTTAAAACTAGAATTAATTACAACAGGTGAAAAGTCAGGTACCTGGGGTACAATTACAAACACAAACCTACAAATATTAGAACAAGCAGCTAGTGGTTACATAGCTATAGATGTAGCATCTAGCGATGTTGCTTTAGCATTATCAAACCATGCTGTATCAAATGGTAAAAATTTATACTTTAAACTAACAGGAACTTTAGCAGCTAACAGAACAGTTACTATGCCTAATAGTGCAGAAAGAGTATTTATCGTAGAAGATGCTACAGCTAGATCAGCTTCAAATTACACGCTAACAGTTAAAACTGTATCGGGGACCGGAATAGCTTTACCAATTGGATCTAAGTCTTTGGTATATTCAGATGGTACTAACGTTAATAAAGGTTTAATTAATAAAGGGTACTACACAGTACCAGGAGCATATACTGCAGTAGATGGGGATCAGTTATTAATTGATACATCTTCAGGCGGTATCAATAGTTCAGTAACAGTAACCCTACCAGCGTCACCTGCTATCGGTAACGAAGTCACCTTTATTGATAGTGGAAACAATGTTAACTCTAACAATCTTACAATTGCAAGAAACGGCTCAAATATATTAGGAGCAGCTTCTAATTTAGTAGTTAATACAAATGGTGCAGCTTTTACTTTAGTATATGTAAATGCAACAAGAGGCTGGGCATATAAAGATAAAATATAGGAGCTAGCAGATGGCTCTAGTTGAGTACAAATTTCTTCCTGGAATAGACAAACAATCTTCTGACTCTGGTGCAGAAAACCGTTGGATTGATTCTGACAATGTTAGGTTTAGATACGGCCTACCTGAAAAAGTTGGTGGGTGGTCATCACTCGTTACAGATACAATAGTAGGTGTAGCAAGAGCAATGCATGCTTTTACTGATCTAGAAGGTAATAGGTATGTTGCTATAGGTACAGATAAATTTTTATTAATATACTTTGAAGGCAAACTTCACGACATTACACCTTTGAAAACTACTTTAACATCGGCAACAATTGCAACTACAAATGGTTCACCTACATGTACAATTACAAAAGCTGCACATAATTTAGCTGTCGGAGACATAGTACAATTAGATTCTGTAACGTTACCTGGTGGTACAGGTTTTAGTAATTCTGATTTTGAAGATAAAAACTTTCAAGTTATAACAGTGCCTACAACAGGTACGTTTACAATTACGCAATCATCTAATGCATCAGGCACAGTGTCTACTGGTGGTAGTTTAAGTTTAAAACCTTACGAGCCTGTAGGACCAAGAGCACAAACATATGGTTATGGTTGGGGTGTTGCTGGTTGGGGCGATGGTAACTGGGGTGAAGCTGCAACAGCCTCTGATGTATCTCTAGAGCCAGGACTATGGTCATTAGATAATTTTGGAGAAGTATTAATTGCAACCATTGCAAATGGTAAAACATTTACATGGAATGGTGGTGCAGCATCTGCATTAAATAATCGTGCATCAACTACAACAACAAGCTTTGAAACTAATAATAACCCAACAGCAAGTAGAATTACACTTGTGTCACCAACAACTAGACACTTAATACATCTTGCAACTGAAACAACTATTGGTAACACAGCTACACAAGACGATATGTTTATAAGATTCTCTGATCAAGAAGCGATTAATACATATGCACCCACTGCAACAAACACTGCAGGCACACAAAGACTACAAGACGGTACAAAAATTATGGGTGTGTTAAAAGCAAAAGAAACTATTTTAATTTTTACAGATAATGCATTGTATACCATGAAGTTTGTTGGAGCTCCGTTTACATTTGGCTTTGAACAAGTAGGAACAAACTGTGGTTTAATAGGTAAGAATGCATGTGTTGAAGTTGATGGTGTCGCTTACTGGATGTCACCTAAAGGCTTCTTTGCATTTGATGGTACAGTAAAATCATTACCATGTACTGTAGAAGATCATGTGTTTGAAAATATTGACACTACAAAAGGACAACAAGTAAATGCAGGATTAAATAATTTATTTACAGAAGTTGTTTGGTGGTATCCAAGCGCGGGTTCTGATTATAACGATAAATATGTTGTTCTTAATTTTGGTGAATCTGCTTTGACTAGAGTTGTAGGTGGTGTTTGGTATACCGGTACAGAATCTAGAACTAGTTGGGTAGATGCAACTATATATCCAAAACCTTTTGCAACTAAATATGATGTAAATTCTTCAGGTACATTTCCTGTAATTGTAGGTCAATCAGGACTAGGACAAACCACACTATTTGAGCACGAAGTAGGCACAGATCAAGTAAATCCAAATGGTACGACTACATCAGTTACATCATTTATAAAGTCATATGATATAGATATAGAACAAAGGTCTAGAAATCCAATAGCCCCTGCTGTTGCTGGTGAAGTATTTATGAAGATGAGAAGATTTATACCTGATTTTAAATCATTACAAGGTAACGCAAAAGTAACATTGGGTATAAAAAGATACCCACAAGAAGCTCAAACTAATACAGCATTAAGTCCTTTTACAATTAACTCTACCACAATTAAAAAAGATACTAGAGCTAGAGGACGATATATAAATATTAAAATAGAAAATGATACAGCTAGTGAATCTTGGAGATTTGGTACTCTTAAACTAGATGTGCAATCAGATGGTAGAAGATAATGACTAAAATAAATATAAGATTACCAGAACCAAAAGAAGAATATGATGTATCAAATCAAAAACAAATTAACAGAGCTTTGACAATTATGAAGGACCAATTAAATTCTACGTTTTTGGATGAAGTAAAACAGGAGCAGGAACGAGTGTCCTGGTTTATAGGTGGCTAACGTATTTACAAACGCTAAAAAAGACTTAACAACTAATGGTGTAACCACTGTGTATACAGTTCCTGCATCAACAACTGGTATAGTAAAATCAATATTAGTATCTGAGGACTCGGGGAACGCGGATTCTATAACTTTGACGCTAACAGACGCGTCAGCAAATGTCTTTAGTTTGTTTAAAACTAAGGCCATATCTGCTAATCAAACAGTAGAATTACTTTCTAGCCCTATTGTGCTACAAGAAAGTGAGATAATTAAAGCAACAGCAGGTACAGGAAACAGGTTACATATTGTGCTTTCTGTGCTACAAATAAACAGGGAATAATTATGGCTTTTAAAGAAGAAGGATCAGTCGAATATATAGAAGTAGATGGTAAGAAAGTACCAGTAGTTCAATGTGAGGCTGAAGTTGTATTAAGAAATACACAAACAAACTATGAGTATGGCTCAGATCAAGAGGCTGAGGACGATATTAACAACCCAGATACAGATACACAAAGAGAACACGTAACAAGATCTGTTAAAATAAAGGTAGCTAAGATGCCATCGTTAGGTGCATCTTCTGATAAAGATGAGTAAGAAACCATTAAACATATCTGAAGAAGCGGCAGTGCAAATGCCGATGAATCT